TAAAGAAGCAAGCTTTTATTGGCCTCTTGGCGCCGATCCAGCTTCTAATGTGTCGTTGCCACTACCAGATGAATTGGGCTCTATGGAGATGGCTCACCTATCACTTTGGGCTACGACAGGAAGATACTTTACTGTGCCTATTGGTGGCACCTATCTGCCTAAATATGTTGTAAATCACAGTTCTGGCGATGAACAATCCTACCATATGGTTGTTAATAATATATTGCGCTTTAAGTCGGGCCTTTATGGAGATTATAACAAAAAACATAAGTTAGGTTACGGACCTACTGATAAAATAGCGGTGGGAAGTTTAGGCATTAGTGAGCAGATGGAAAGAATACTTAAAGAATATCAAACACTTGCATCCATAGGTGTCTATTTTCCCCAAGATTCAATAGTTGAAGGCTTCGGCGCCCATCAAACCATAAGCTCAAATGATTCTGACAAAAATCTTGGAAATAATTCTTTTCCGTGGGATGGTATTAATAATCCCCTCGGAGACAATCTGGACATGATCCCTCTAGAAACTAAAAAGAATATGGAGGACAGCTTGGAGCTTCTAACTAAGATGCGCGTCCCATGGGCAGAAAATTGGGATATGGAACAATTATTAATGTCTTTGATAGTTGGGACACTAATAACTCCGACAGTATTAGATTTGAAGCTTGGAGCATTTGATCCACTCCTTAAGGGAAGTAAATTTAATAAATTTATTAGAGATTTTTATAATCAATACGGACCAGGGAATACTGCAACTTGGCTTCAGTATAATCTTCCACATCAGTTGTTGGCATTAATAGCGAATCTCAATTGGCAAAGTCGGTATCATTTAGACGCACATGTGCAAAATACGCCTATGAAAAAGGGCAATTTTATATACTATGAAGATGGAGGAAAGCCACAGCTTTATGAGGTTCCAAAAAGTTTTCCGGATCCTATAAAGCCCGGAAAAAAACTCATACTCCAAGAACACATTCAAGATCAAGATATGAAAATTGATAAATTTGGGCAATTTTGGTTTAACCACATGAATATAGCAGAAGTTCAATATTTACATGGTTACGAGCGTACCACTGTACCTACAGGGAAAAAAATCACACAATATGAAGAAATATATAGTAGTGCACTTAACTCTCCCATATGGTACCCTTTAGATCAAGCTAACTTAAGTAAGATGATATATTCAATGGATCAAGAAAATGACGCAGCGCAATGGCACATAATGTGCCGCCTTGTTAAAAAGAAATTTCCATTTTTCAATCCCAAGGCGTATGAAGTTTTAGATTTGCCCATTGTGGATGAATATTTTCTTATTACGACCAAGAAGCAAATGGGAACTATGACACAAGGGCCATGGTATAATGCTTATATACATGAAGTACCAACTTCACAAAAGGGAGCAGATGATAGCACTTTACAGATGATTATGGATACAGATAAACTTTGGAGTTTTTATAGTGAAGCAGTGGAACTAAATATTGAAGTTGGTGACGTTGGTGAATAATATTATTTTTAAAAAACATCTAATTATAAAAAAAGGATTTTAAATTATGGCTTTAAATATAGTAGATTTATATAGTCAAGAATATATTTCAAAATTGGGAACAGAATATATTTGTACAGGATATATGTTTGAGATATCTGAAACTAAAAAAACTCTAGGAGAACAAGTGGCTAGTTTTGATCTTGTTGGTGTTTCTGGAGAGGACGAATACAATATGTCTCCATCGGGACAGCAAACTGATTACTCGGCTGGCGGCCAAACCGGTGGAATGGGTGGATATTAATTAAAATGGCGTGGTATAAAGATCCAGTAACAGGTGAAGTTATAGAAGTTAATCTTTTTGAGAAAAAATATACTGACTCTGGCATGCCAGTACAAAAGTCAGTTCAATCTCAGATGTTGGTTGTGCCGTTTTCTGTGCCCTATAAAACCGAAAACCCTGAAAAAATGCTTGATTGGGATAGTTTATATGGCGTCACACCACCACCCGGAAAGGGTTCTGCAACTTGGGTTGCAGAGAAAAAAGGCTATGATGCGCTCTGGGTCGATCCAGATGATAAAAAAACTGTGTGGGGATCATGGATGCCATGGAACATAGCACAAGCAAAGACTTTTGATGTCTTTTTCAATGCATGGACTCGACCCTATGTTACACTTGATTCAACAATGGTGCACTTGTGGTCAAGCATAAACATGCAAGCTAATGTAGTTACTCCGCAGCAATATAATATTACAAAATTTTCTGATGACACGGAACATAAATTTACTGAGAACGTAACGGATATTAACGCTGATCCATTCCGCGCATTAACGCACTTGGGGTGCCTAGTTGAAGAAGCACCCAAAGGAAGTGGATATTTTCATGAGAATGCCCAATACAGTTCTAATAGATATAGGATTGACTCACAAGAGGATTTTAAGATCCATAAATCCAATTCTCTTTTTAAGAGTGAGATTGTTGACTACGAAAAACAATATAAAAATAGGCTAAAATTAAGAAAAAACAAAGTACGGTTTTTAGGCGGCCCAGCTGGCACAACCCACCCATTGTACAATCCAATATTTAATAGAATGTGGCTTGGGCAGGATGGTTCAAAGTGGGATTCATTAAATGGCAATGGGAGTTTGAAGTCAATATTCTTTCAATCAACAAATAAACCATACCTAAATAAACATTCCCATTTAGCATTTCCATTAAATTATAAGGGAGTCTCTTATAAAGATTCAACTTTTGAAATCGTGAAACCAAGCTTGGAGAGGGCATATCAATCTAATGTTGGTGAAGAAATGGGCCTGTCCACACCGGTAAAGGTTCAAGCACATTATAATTATTATTTGGTACCCTATGAGAAAGCAATATCAGACTATCAAGCAAAAGGCGAAATGCAAGTTAGAATTCCTCATGAGTTTAAGCCATATAAAGATCAAACTTTAATACCAATCCCCGAACAGCTGCTTCCAAACATATATGCTTTAGTATATGATCAAATGTCTGAAGAGCCATATTTTCGCTATGGTGATCAGGGCTCTTGGATACCCCCTTTGGCACTTAAGAATATTGAAAAAGAAAACGGCTCTTTAAAACTTAAAGCCGGTGACGACATCCAATACGGTAATCACCAGTTTCTTGTGGAGACTTTGGGACAATTTTTATCCGTAACCACTAAGAAAAATAATATAAATGAGACACCGGTCAAAAATATTCCAGAATATTTAAACTCATGGGCGAACATGTTGGGTATTTTAAACAGTGACACCCCTGATAAAGCCGCGACATATGGTAGTCATTGGGCCCCAGCATTTGATAGGTTTGGCCATAGAGCAAAAAGCGCAGCTGCCCAAATCATGGAAAAGAAATATAATGTTGTTGGAGTGTCTGCATACAAATTAAAAGATTTGAATGATGAGGCAGAGAAATTAAAGAAACAGTTTCCTTTTTATGTGGATATAGATATTCCAATGTCAAATGAGGGTGTTGTAGGTCAAACGCTATATGAATCCGGCTTAACTGATATTTTTATGCAAAATTGCATGGCAGCATATTTTACAGTCTATAACAAGAAAGACGATGATAATAAAAGCTATCAGGAGGCCTCCGAAACGAATTGGCCAATTCACCCAAATATAGTTCAATCATTTTACAAAGATATTAAAGTGGGCATAGCAGACAGTCATGCCAATGTATGTATGATACGGAAAGACATGGCACCAGAAACACAGGACGGAGTTCTTAAAATAGCTGGACAACAACATACGATGTTTAATGAAACGTTGTTACAGCTTTGGTTAAATCCCCTGCTGGAGAGCAAACACTTATTAGACCTAGATCAAGCACCTGCAGTAGATATAGATAAAAACAACGATGGCGACAAAAATTTTCTTGCCGAGGCTTATTCTGGATTGCCGCCACACCTTTATGAGTGGATAAACTACTTCACAGCATCAGATTATGTTAAACAAATTATAAAATTAAAAGGGCATTCTGGCGCTGGATCCGGACAGTGGTACCATGGCGGCAACAAACTCAACATATTAAAGCCAGTAATTTTTGGAAAAAAAGCGGTAGCCTCCAATGCGCAGTCTATAGTGAAGTGGCACCACGCCAAAAAGACAATAAACAAGTTTATTAATGATAGAGTGCGAAGCGTTGATGACATTTTTCGGGGCAAAAAAGCATATTCAGAGGTCTTATTTTATGAAGTTGTTAAATATGCCTCTATTGGTGTCTCCGAAACAAAAACGAGCAACCAGTGGGGCAATAAGCCGATTAATCATCCAGTACCCCAACAAATAGGATATGTGCCTGATTGGTCTGTAGGGCATGGACAGCCTATAGATCATAGTCAAAATGTAACGTCAGAAAATGTAAACCCACCAGACGGTGGCCCAAGCAAACCAGCTGGACAACAGGGGTGGATCCAAAGCTTTTTTGTACCTAATGTGCCTGGGATGGATATAGCCAAATATGTTGATACGCAAGTTAAGAATGATAAGGGATATTATTATCAAGTTTATGCCCATACATTTGTTATAGGAACTAAGTATCAAAATACAAATTGGTATGGTGATTGTAATTGGGATAATAATGATAAAGAGCCATTTTTTGATTTAATGATGGAATATGACTATAAACCAGATGTACAATTATTTAGAGTGCCTTTCTATAATACAATTGCAACTTCAAACAACTCAACAGTCCCCACAAAAGACCCAAACCAAACATATAATATAGATATTCCCGTCTGGGGTTCATTAGAAACAACATTGGTTTGGGATAGTCCACCTATTTTTCCTGATGCGGTTTTCATTCCATTTTATGGAGAGAACGATAGGGTTTTAATAAATTGTAATTTTAATTCTGGTCAATATGAATTAACCCCCGTTGATTTAGAAACGGTAGAGTATTTGGGTGGCCGCGCCAAGGCAAGAATAAGTCAGAAAAAATTAAATGGACCAATCACTTTTGCTAGTGATGATTTTTGCGGCGAGATTGAAATACTTAGAATCGATAAAAAGCCGAATTCCTACGAAGATTTCACACCAGTATCTGAAACTAAGATAGCATCTGTAGGTGGCGGGAAATCAAATTTTGGTTTTATTGATAATGCTTTGGTACCTAATAAAGATTATTATTATATTGTTAGAGAAAAAGATGTACATGGTAATTATTCAAACCCTTCCCCAGTTTATTATGCTAGGATCGTCCACAAAGAGGCAGAAGCGCCTTACACGATATTTAAAATGTATTTTATGGAAGAATTGCAGGATAAAAAGTTAACATCTACTAAAGAGTTTATGAAATATATTAAGATCAAGCCTTCATTAAAACAAAGGATTCTCAACGACGGAGAAATCACAGAGTATTCATATGTGAATCTTCTTGCACCGAATGACAATTTAAATGAAATGGTCGGTAAGCTCAATCTTGATAAAAATATATGGGGCCAAAAATTTAAATTTAGATTCACCAGTAAGAAGACAGGAAGAAAATTTGATTTGAACTTGACCGTAAAGGACATTAAAAAGATTGAAAAAGAAACAAAGCACGTTGCAGGTGAGCCTGATACATTTAGTTCAGGAAAATGTTAATGAAAGAATTGAAAAACAACAAAAAGCAACTATTTAATTAAGATAAAGGAGTATTATTATGGCGTACTTGGATAATAGTGGTGATATTATATTAGATGCAGTACTAACAGATGCAGGAAGAAAGAGGCTAGCGGAAGGCGATGGATCCTTTAGGATTACAAAATATGCTTTTGGGGATGATGAAATTGACTATTCAAACTATAATGCTTCACATTCTTCAGGAAGTGCTTATTACGACTTAGAAATTCTTCAGACACCGGTACTTGAAGCATTTACAAATAATACTGCTAACATGAAATCTAAATTAGTTACTTTAACTAATAATAATATTCTTTATATGCCAGTCATCAAACTTAATCAACAAATGAACTTTTGTCAATGGAATAGTAACGTTGGCTCAGGCTCATTTGTTGTAACAGTCGATAAAACCACAACAGTTACATTTGGCAACAGTGAATTAGGAACATATATTCCTGGAGACGAACCAAGTAAGGCATTCGGGGCTCAAACTGACATTACTCAAATTCGCGTAGACCAGGGTCTAGACACTCTGGAAATATCCGATGCATATAAAATCGATGCAGAATTGGCAGAAAATCAGTATATAGTTGAGCTAGACAATCGCTTTGGTTCTCTTTGCACAGCCGATTCAAATGTGATGCCAAAAAGCAAGACTGTTCCTGGAAAACCAGCAGCGTTTTCTTTTATAGATGATGACAACATTGCTAGCTATTACTTATCAACAAGTGATTTTGTTGAAGTTACGGATGCCACACCGGTTGATGCTGATGGCAAAACTGTCGCTGGAAACAAGTTAGATTCCGTCATTCAGGGTCCGCATGGCACGCATTGTGCATTTAGAATTAAAGCATCTACAAACTTAAGAACGAGCACATATTTGTTTGAAAGGCTCGGAGGGACGTTTAGTGCGACCACTTCAGATGGCGCCAAAACGTTTTATTATCTTGACACAATTGTGAGGGTGACTGGCGCAACAACGGGTTATAAGATTGATATACCGGTACGCTTTGTGAAACAACAGTAAAAAAGGAAGGTAACAAAATATGGCAACCACATATAAAACATTTTTGAACAACGACATAGCAACGACTAGAACGCTACTTCACGAGGCAATTCCAATTACTGGAACGATTGTTTCTGGTACATATAGTGATAATAATATTAAAACATATGGCCATGGAATGTTTCAGTCGGTTTATGACTATCCATATCTAAGTTCTTCCGCAAATCATATTTTTGATATTACTGTTGGTATTGCTGCTTCTTCTTCTGATGGAGCAGGCTCACATTGGGGAGAATCTGATTTTGCCACAACCGCACAGTATTCTAAAAAGAGAAATATATATGATCAGATGGCACAAGTTTTAATTCCTTACGATATTAGTGGTAATGTTAGACCCTTTGATCAAAATGGAAATTTAAATGAAGCTGGTGACGATTCATATCCATCAAAATGGTATGAAACTATTTTTGTTAACTTTTCTAGACTTCTCACTAAAGATGAAATTAAGAAAGGTACATTCTCAATGACATTTTTGACTGGTGGTACCACGGCATCACCAGCTAGTGCCTCTACTTTATCTGACTATGGAGCAGATAGTAGCTTTTTACCAAACTCCCCTACTGGAGAATATGGTTTATTATACACTGGCTCTGGAGATGCAGGAGATACCTCGAAAGCAGTTGGTCACATTTATTATCAAGCCGGTATTGCAGTAATTAGCCCATACATTTTTACTGCGGACCCCTTAAATGCTGCTGCCGGTGGCGATGCGACTTTTGGTATTCCTGGCACCTCAGATACCGTTTTTCATGTTTTAACCGCTTCTACTGTTGATACATTTGCAAACGGAGTCAGAAACAGATTACAAAACATTGAATTCAACAACACTACAGAATTAAATTCAACAATCTATTTCTGTCGAGCAAACACTGGAGACTATAACTATTCTGCCAATCCAACATATTTATCTGCTAGCAAGATCAGAGTTAAAGGAGATAATCCTTTCGCGCAACCAGTATCTTATATGACAACTATTGGTCTTTATTCACCAAACAATGAGTTATTAGCAGTGGCTAAGTTATCAGAACCACTTAAGAAAACTCCAAGTAATGAGTTGACTTTGCGTGTAAGGTTAGATTACTAATGTTATGCCATATTATAAGTTTGAAGACAAAGACATACTTCGCAACACTTTAAAGGCACACCCTAGATATGTTTTCGATATTATAAGTGGAAGCATATATTTAAATTCCTTAAGTGCAATAAGTGGTGCCCACAACAATAATGTCACCATGGTCCCTACTGGGCATCTAAGTTTATATGAATTAAATATTGACAGAAAATCTAGTGATCATACATATGATCCTGATACTGGTGGTGGTGTTAAAGCTCTCATATATCCATTTACTACGAAAGACGGCAGCTTAAACTCTATGGGCACAGTTACTGATGCGACGTTCAACACTTCCTACGAATATGGAGATATTATAACCGGCTCTTACCCTATGTCTGCTAGCATTACTAGAGAAAGGTTTGCTTCAGGGGCAGGCACTTCAAAGCCTCATGTCACTGCTCTTAAAAATGTTTTAAACCATTATACTTATTTGAGTGAACATTATGCTTTCTCTTCTTCTCACGGCGACAAAAACTCCCAGGAGAGTAACCTTATAAGCATTCCATCAATTTTCTTTGATAGCGGAATTAAGCCTGGATCTGTAAATCTAGAATTTTATATTTCTGGATCTCGTGTTGCTCAATTAACAGATAAAAATAAAAATGGAGAGCTAATTCAAACAGATGGGGACTCATATGCACAAACCAATGGATCAGATTCTGTTGCGGGTGTAGTATTATATAATGAGGGTTTTGTTTTGTTAACTGGCAGCTGGAATCTAACACCAGCTTCATATAATTTTACTTATGCAACCCGTCAAGCAAGATGGTGCGATTTTGGTGCAGGTGCAAATGATAGCGGGGATAGCAATTTGGCACCATCTGCAAGCTTTAGAATGGAATTTAAGGGCACAAATGAAGTTACCACACTAGACATGCATATGATTGCACCAAAAGGACTATTAAACCATTCTAGCAATCCGACTTACAGACTATATAACAGTTCTTCTGTATTGCCAATCTACACATATAATAGCTCTTCATATTCTGAAAATTCAGATATACCAATAAAAAACACCATTAGCGGCTCTATATGTAATCATTCTTCTTCCTTTAAAAAACAAACATTTATTAGTACAATAGGTATATTCGATGATCAAAAAAAATTAATTGGTACTGTTAAGTTGGCTACACCTGTCAAAAAAACCGAAAATCGAGCGTTCACATTTAAAGTAAAATTGGATATTTAATAAAAAATGATATTAGCATTAGACGTTTCAACCAGCATTACTGGTTATACAATATTGGATTATGAGGGAAAGCTCATCCGTTGCGCCGCATGGGACATGCGAAACAAGAAAAAGTTTACTGACCATTTCAGCAAAGCTCAACACATAAAAGATGAAATTTTATCAATAAAGGCTCAGATACCAATTGAACATGTTTGCGTTGAACAGCCATTTATGTTTTTTAATTCTGGAGGTTCTTCAGCAAAAACAATGGCAGCACTTCAGAGATTTAATGGTATAATTTCTTGGATCTGTTGCGAGGCATTTGGCTCTCCACCAAGCTATCTTACTGCAGGGGAAGCAAGAAAATTGTGTGGAATAAAAGTGCCAAGAGGCGAAAAAGCTAAAAAAGTTATTATGCAGTGGGTACTTGACAACGAGAGTGATTTTAATGTAGAATACACTGCAAAGGGAAATCCAAAGCCACATTTTTTTGATATGGCCGATTCTCTGGTTTTGGCTCGTGCAGCCCTCGCAAAAATTTCTTGACTATTTAAATTATCTATGTTAAGGTTGTTGAGTGGATTCTGAGAAGATAGAAATATTAGAAGAGGTTTTAGGGAGCTTTTATCGTTCAAACGATGAGTGCTTATTCACTTGCCCTTTCTGCAATCATCACAAAAAGAAGTTATCTGTCAATGTATCTAAAAATTCTTACAAATGTTGGGTATGTGACTCAAGCGGTAGGAACCTATATTATTTAATAAGAAAATTTGGCAACTACAACCATAGGAAAGTGTGGAATAGTTTTTCTGAGAGCGTAGATATATCAGAATTTGATAATCTTTTTGATACGATAGAAGTCAAAGAACACAGTCAGAGAATCAACCTTCCAAATGAATTTGTATGCTTGGCTAATAAATCTCTACCCTCTTCAGCTAAAGAAGCATTAAACTACCTTAAAGAACGTGGAGTTAATAGTTATGATATACTTAGATGGAAAATTGGATATTGTGAAACGGGCGAATATAGAAATAGAATTATTATACCCTCTTTTAATATGGATGGATATTGCAATTATTTTATTGCTAGAACTTATAAGCAGGATTGGTTAAAATATAAAAACCCTCCAGCATCAAAAGATATTGTTTTTAATGAATTGTCAATTAATTGGAATAAACCAGTAACTTTAGTAGAAGGTGTTTTTGACGCATTAAATGCTGAAAATTCTATACCTTTATTGGGGTCCACTTTGAATACCCGCTCTAAGCTCTTTAGAGCCATTCTGACGCACTCTACGAAAGTTTTCATAGCATTAGACCAAGATGCTGAAAAGAAGGCTTTAAACATAGTTAACGCGCTTAATTCATATGGTATTGATGTTTATAAAATAGATACTTCAAATTGTGAAGATGTTGGTAGTATGACAAAAGAAGATTTCGAAAGCAGAAGAAAAGATGCAATGTTGTTTGATGAATCAACTCTCTTAATACAAAAAATATTACAAATCTAATTAAAATAAAAAGTAGGATAAAGTAATGAATTTTATAAAAAAAGAATTTTGGAAAGCCATCCCAATATGGAAAGATGTTGATTATAATACTTTTGTTAGTACGAAGTGGCAGGAAAAAAATGCAGTATCAAGCTTTAAGAAATTAATTAAAATAGTTTCTGATGTCGCTGACCCTTCTTTTCTTAAAGACGCACAGGAAGGATTTAATAATGCACCGATGGCAGTTCGCATTTCTCCATATCTTCTATCTTTGATGAACTGGGAAGATCCCATCAATTGTCCTATTCGACGACAATTTTTGCCCATGGCGTCACAACTTCTACCAGACCATCCTATGTTAAAGTTTGATAGTCTGGGAGAACAACAAGACGCACCAATAACTGGTTTGACTCACCGTTATCCTGATAAAGTTTTATTTTTAGCATTAGATACATGTCCGGTTTATTGCCGATTCTGTACACGAAGTTATGCTGTAGGTAGCAAAACAGCTACTACCGAAAAAGTTTCTATAACAGTTTCTCAGAATAGATGGGAAGAAGTGTTTCAATATCTTAAAGATAACAAAGAGATAGAAGACGTTGTTATATCTGGTGGTGATAGTTACCGACTCAAAGCAGAACAAATAACAAAAATTGGAGAAACGTTACTTTCTATTGACCACATTAGGAGATTTAGATTTGCGACTAAAGGCTTATCTGTAATGCCTATGAAGGTTTTTGATGATATTAGGTGGACTGATGCTATTACAAAAATATCTGATAAGGCTAGAAAACAGCACAAAGAAGTTTGTATTCATACGCACTTCAACCACACCAGTGAATTAACCTCAATCACTAAAGAAGCAATGGATTTACTATATGAAAGAGGAATCAAAGTCCGCAATCAAACTGTTTTTCAAAATAAAGTTAATGACACCCCCGAACAAATGATTAAGCTTGTTAAAAAAATGAGTTATATAAATGTCCAGCCGTATTATGTGTATGTGCACGATTTGGTTAAAGGCACTGAAGATATGAGAACCTCAGTGCAAACTGCAATGAAGGTGGAAAAGCACACACGCGGAGTGACAGCAGGGTTTAATACTCCGCTGTTTGTGGTCGATGCACCAGGAGGCGGTGGTAAAAGAGATGTACATTCATGTGAATGGTATGATTCTTATACTGGTATCAGTGTGTGGGAAGCTCCCAGCGTTAAGCCTGATCAGCAGTTTTTATATTTTGATCCTCTCCACTCTTTAGAGCCAGAAATGCAGCAGATTTGGAAAAATGAGGGACTGCGCAAGAGAATGATTGAGTCTGCTCTGGAGTATAAATATTTTTAAAAAACTCCTTGACAAATACATTAATTGTAATATATTTACAACAAGTTGAATATTGCCTTTGGGATGTTCAACTTTTACTTGCTTATATAAGGAGAAAATATTATGACAAATACAGCAATTACTATTCATCGCCCCAGCCTTTTGGGGAGAAACGTCTTCGATGACGTTTTTGATAACTTTTTTACAGACTTTCCAAGATACTTAAAACAATCAACTCAAGGATATCCTGTTGTGGATATCTATAGAGAAGACAACGGAGATACAGTAATGGAATTTGCCTTGGCTGGTTTTACTAAAAATGATCTTTCTATAGATGTACAGCCAGATAAACGATCCATTACGGTTGCTGCAGATTCTGGTATTGAAGGGGGTGAAGAATCTAGCCGAAGAATCGCACGCCGAAGTTTTAAGAAGACGTATGTCAACTATGATGACAACTTGGATCTCACTAAAATAAGTGCGAAATTTGAAAATGGTTTACTGTGTATTACGGTACCGCAAAGACCGGAAGCAAAACCAGTTTCAATTAAAATTAGTTAATTTTGTTTGGCGGGTAGATTTTCTACCCGCCATTGTAAAAAAACCCTTGACAATTAAAATTATACCTGTTATTATCTTACCTGTATGTTTACCAAACCTTTAATGAAAATAATCTATAATCCTAAACCTCCTTTTAAAAAAGGAGATGTGATTGATTGTTATGATGAAATGTTGGGAAGAACAATTACTGGATACATTATTAATGTTGTGCGTGCTAGCGATGGCATATATGACTTAGTGATTCGCTGGAACGATTTATTTGTTGCAGTGGAGAAATGTAGCGTACCAGAGGCCAAAAAAAGAATCAAAATGAAACTATGGAGATTTAGGCCGACCTTAGACTATAAAGCGAGATAAAATGAAGTTTGCACACATTGCCGATACACACATAAAAAATTTAAAATATCACTATGAATACCGAGAGGTGTTTAAAAAGCTTTACGAAAAACTTCGTGAAGAGAAAGTAGATTATATTATTCATTGCGGAGACATAGCGCACACAAAGACGCAGCTATCACCTGAATACTTTGATCTCTGTTCCAGCTTTTTGTCGTCATTGGCGTCAATAGCACCTACTTATGTAATTCTCGGGAACCATGATGGTAATCTGAAGAACAGCAGTCGGCAAGATGCCATTACACCAGTAGCGGAAGCTTTAGACGATCCAAATCTGTTTTTACTTAAAGACAGTGGGGAGGTAAATTTAAATGGAAACTTTACACTTAACGTTCTTAGTGTTTTTGATAGGGATAATTGGATTAGCCCTTCCGATAATAGAAAAATCAATATTGCTCTTTATCACGGCGCTATTAGTAATAGTAGGACTGATTTGGGTTGGATTATGGAGCACGGCGAGGATAATTTATCAATATTTGAGGAATTTGATTATGCCTTCTTGGGCGACATTCACAAAACAAATCAAATATTAGATCATAACGGTAAAATAAGATATGCTGGTTCAACCGTACAACAAAATCACGGCGAAACAAATGATAAAGGATTTTTAGTTTGGGAAATTGAAGACAAAGATAACTATACTTGTCGCCATGTGGAGTTAAAAAATCCAAAACCCTTTATAACAATTGAGTTAACGCCAAAAGGCAGAATGCCCAATAAATTAAAAATTCCAGTTGGTGCACGAGTGCGCCTAGTATCCAATAATAACTTGCCACTTAGTACAATGAAAAAGGCTGTGGAAGTTGCGAAACATAGATTTAAGCCTGAAAGCATCACATTCTTAAACAGAGCGGCAGGAGAAAGAGGCAACGTTGACGAATTTACAGATGGGTTAGAAAACGATAATCTGAGAGATGTTGCAGTACAAGAAGAGTTGATAAGAGAATATTTAAAAGACTTTCAGGCTGACGAAGAATTAATAGAACGTGTCTTAAAGTTGAACTCCAAGTACAATACGGCTGTTGAAGAGAATGAGGAGGTTAATAGAAATGTTAATTGGAAACTCGATAAGATAGAATGGGACAATCTATTTAATTATGGAGAGGGGAATTCTGTTGATTTTCATAAAACTACTGGAATGGTTGGTGTTTTTGGAAAGAATTTTTCTGGTAAGTCTAGTATTATCGACAGTATGCTTTTTACTATGTTTAATTCTACTAGCAAAAATGAACGAAAAAACCTCAACATCATCAATCAAAACAAAGATTATGGACAAGGGAAACTCCAAATTTCAGTCGGAAATAAACAATACACCATTGAGCGAAGAGCAGACAAATATACGAAAAAGCTAAAAGGCGAGGAAACTCTAGAGGCTAAAACAGATTTAAATTTTGAATGCTATGATGCTGCGACAGGTGAAACCACTAGCTTAAATGGAACCACAAGAAACGAAACAGACAAAATCATAAGAAAACATTTTGGCACAATGGAAGATTTCTTAATGACTTCAATGTCTTCTCAGCTTGGCGCCCTACAATTTATTAGTGAGGGTTCGACAAAGAGAAAGGAAATCCTTGCAAAATTTCTTGACTTGGAAATGTTTGATAAGAAATTCAAGTTGGCAAAAGAAGATGTAACTGATCTAAGAGGGGCACTTAAAAGACTTGAGGGAAAAGAATTTGATGATGATATCTTTAATGCAGAAAAAGAAATTATATTAAATGAAGCTGCAACTCGTGAACATTCTGAAAATTGCGAGAATATTAAGAAAGAGCTTTCAGAGATACAATTTAATGTTGATGAAATACAAAAGTCTATCGATTCCATTCCAGCAGAGCTAATTGATATCAATGCTGTTATTAATATGACTAGTGAGAAAGAAAAACAGTCTGCAGATTTTATTGTTGATATCATGAACTTTCAAGAAAATCTTGTAGAAAAAGAAAATCTTGTCAAGAAAATTGATAGTTTTATTAGTGGATTTAATACAGAAGACTTATATGAAAAGCAAAGTAAAGTTGCTGAAAAATTACTAACACTTAGGGGGCTTTCTGATGAGTTGGCTTTCTTGGAAAAAGAAAAAGAAACCAAAGAAAAAAGAATTGGTTTATTAAAAGAAGTTCCATGCGGAAGTCAATTTCCTAATTGTAAGTTTATTTGTGATGCACATAACGCTTCTGATGGAATGGTAGATCTCTTATCAAAAGTAGAATCATTAAATAAGCAGTCTGGCAATGTTAATGCAGAGATTGAGGAGTTAAACCCAGAACAGATTGAAGATTACCTTAAAAAATATAAAGAAGTATTAAGTAAGAAGGAAACTACTGAACTTGACATATCTAAAATAAAAGTTGAGATTGAGCGAGGCGAAGTTAATTTAAAAAGCCTAGAGAATGAAATTAAAGAGTTAGAAGAGAAAAAACAAATTTATTATGAGAACAAAGATGTTATTGAAAATAAAGGATCATTCATTAAACAACTGGCAAAAGAAAAGAAATCTTACTTAGCAAAAGAAAAAGAGTTGAAAAAATGCCAAGATGCAATAATGGAATTTTATAGAGAGCACGGATCTCTAGAGCAGAAGCTAAACTCCCTCAAAGAACAAAAAGAGGAGCTACAAAGCCTCAGAGAAGATTATTCAGCTTATGATTTGTTTATGCACTGTATGCATGCAAATGGAATTTCATATGATATTATTAAAAAGAAGTTGCCAATAATCAACAATGAGGTTGCAAAAGTTATTGCTAACGTTGTTGACTTTGAGGTTTTCTTTGAGAATGATGGAAAGCACATGAAGATCTTTATTAAACACCCCAAACACGAACCTCGACCTATTGAAATGGGTAGCGGTGCAGAAAAAACAATTGCTGCAATGGCAATTCGTTTAGCGCTGCTGTCTGTTTCAAGCCTTCCAAAAAGTGACATATTTATCTTAGATGAACCAGGAACTGCTCTGGATGCAGACAATATGGATGGTTTTATTTCTATTTTAGAACTAATTAAAACATACTTCAAAACTGTTATTTTGATTTCTCATCTTGACAGTCTGAAGGATTGTGTAGACCAACAGATTGTCATTGACAAGAAAGAGGGGTTTGCACATATAACAGTGTAAGGAGAGCAACATAATGTCAGGAGGTTTTTCATTTGGTGGCGGCGAAGAAGAGGGCGGCTCTGAAAGCGCCCTCAACGAACAGACGCCAACCAAAATAGATGGTAAGTTTACCATTTATGCAATTCAAAATTTAACTGCAAATCATGATCATAGTGATGATGTTGATCAAGTTCCTTTTTTCTTAAACACTGTTGGAGTTCCTACGTTAAGGGGCAGAACTGAAACAACAGGGCCCTATAAAGCAGAGACTTAAGGGGGATTAAAATATGACAAGGCAAATAATTGATAAAGGTTTAAGTAAACTATTATCTAGAAAACTTATGGTTTGGTCGACAGCAACATATTTGATGTTGTTTACCACTTCGCTGGAAAGCAGCGATTGGGTTGCTATTTCACTAGCCTATATCGGAATTCAAGGGTTGGCAGATATTGCCACGCGCTGGAGACATGGAAAATGATGACATTGTTGGCCATAAAAACTTTTTTAAAGAAAAGTTGGGTGTGGCTTAAACATAATTGGAAGGCACCAGCAGTTGTTTTGTATACTATAGTTTTGTGGCTTTTGTTTAGGCAAAAAGATAAAGCTAGCAAAGTTCTAGAAGTGAGAGCAGATAGTTACAAGAAGCAAATAGATGCCATCAATGAAATTCATAAAGAAGAAATTAATAAAAAGAATAAAATATTAGAAAAGTATGGTAATATCTTATTTGAGCTAGAAGAAAAATATGAAAAAGAGAGCTTAAAATTAGATAAAGAAAAGAAAAAAGAAATTAAAAAACTTGTAGAAGACTACAATGAAAAACCAGATGAATTAGCAAAACTTCTGGCAGAAAAATATGGATTAGATTATGTTGAATAAATTGACAGCTTTATTATTGTCGGCCTGTTTGATATTTTTGCCTGTCGTGGCGATGGCTGAAATTTCATTGCCACCTAAAGGAAAAATAACAGGACTTCGTTATAAACAGCCAGCACCATATTCTGGAGTGCTTTTGAATAGTGTTGCCGCAGCCAAACTTTTGACAGATAGTAAATATTCAGACAAGCAGTGGGAACTTAGACTACAATATGAATTAGCAAAAGAATCTGCTCGCTTAAATTTGATTATAGAAACTCAAAAGGTTTCATACGTGTCTCTTCAAGAAAAACACAAAACATTATTAGATATTAAAAATAAAGAAATTGAAAGATTGAGCACAATTGCCAGTAATACAAACGATCATTCAAAATGGTGGGCAACAGGCGGTGTTGCAGTTGGTATTGTATTAACTATAGCAGTAGTCTTTGCTGTCAACGAGGGGACAAAATAATGCCAAGAGTTGGTAATTTATCTTTAAACCAATTAATAGAATTAATTAAGTTATATGGTGGAGGCTCTGGCGGCGGCGGTGGTGGATCTGGTGATGTAACTGGTCCCGGCTCCAGCACAGGCAACGCAGTCGCGCGCTTCGATGGTACTGGAGGCAAAACACTTAAAAACTCCGGAGTTACCGTCGATGATAGTAATAATATGACAGTTGCTGGCGACATTACAGTAGAAGGTTCTGATGTTGTAATAAAAAATGGAAGCAACACTGCGACTATTTCAATCGATTCTGACGGAAATGTGACAATAACACCATCAGTGGCAGATGGCAGAATTAGATTAGACACAAATATAATAGAAGATAAAGGTGGCGGCGTTATTGAAAAAATTGATGGCGAGTCCGCACGCGTAGCAAGCGAAGTGTTGGGAGGCTAATCATGGCAACATTTAGTAAACAATTTTTCAGCAGTTCCCTTAGCCCTGGATCTGGGAGTTATTTTGGACTGCCAATAGAAGTTTTACAAACTGCTAGCTATCCAGCAATTACAGAATACGGAACTGTAATTCACACTCCACCTGAAGGGTCAACTGAAATTGATGAAGTGTGGATGTATGCAACTAATGTCGGCACAGCCCCAAAAACCTTAGTGGTACAATTTGGAAATTCTGGGAGTGCTTATGAACTGGTTCAAGAGGTGCCTTCCAGAAGTGGATTGACATTGGTGGTGCCAGGATTAGTAATAGGAAAAACAGGGAGTTTAGCAGGTACCCCAAGCTTACCTCAAGGTGCTCAAATTGCAGCATATGCCGGTGCATCTTCTGACGATGATCATTCCGATATATTAATAACTGGCTATGTCAACAGAATTAGTGGGAGTGCCTAATGGCCTCTAAGGATACGAGAAGATTAAATCCGGGCATTCAAGTTAAGAATATGTTCGTTGGCCCCGGCACAAAAGTTAACCCGCACTTAGTACCAGAAACATCAAATGCTCAGGTAGTCTCAATGAAGGGTCCCAAACTTGATGTATCTGGAGCGGCACCTTCGTTGTGTTTTGCTTTTAATACGTCTGGGGCGTTTAATCGTGAAACTCCTGGAGACTGGTTATCAGCTAGCGCCATCGATCTTGACGGTTCTAACGAATATCTTAACATGAGTGATCATGGCGATTTTGATTTTGAATACGATGACACATTTTCATTATCGGCCTGGGTGAAAACTACAAACACTGGGGACGAAACAATAGTAAGTAAAATGGGGTCTGCAAATTCCTATCGAGGCTGGGATTTTAGATCTTCTAGCGGTCGACCAAGATTCCGACTACAAAACACCAATGGATCGAAGGCGATAGATGTTCAGAGTGATGATACAGATGATCAATTAAATGACTCCCTTAGTCATCATGTGGTAGTTACTTATGACGGCTCAACTAACGCATCCGGTGCTAAATTATATATTGATGGTAATGTCAAAAGCAAAACCACACACACGGATAATCTTGGAAATGATACAACAGTGAATGCAATTGATGTAAATGTTGGACGCGCAGATTTTGGAAATTATTTTGATGGTTATATATCACATGTATCAGTTTGGAATAAAGAATTAACTACTGCAGATATTACAACTATTTATAATAGTGGAAAACCTGGAAATTTGTCATCGAGTATGGCAGCTTCATCATCTAATTTAATTGCATGGTGGAAGTGCGGCGATGGAATTAGTGGCTCTACCGCAGACAGTTCAGATAGCAGCGATTCAGACGCTCGTATATATGATATGGGAACTGGAAGTCATCATCTGACACCAGAGAATACAGAGATTTATGATATTCGTAAGATTTAGAATTTTATAAAAGAGGATATTAAATATGGCAGAAAAGCATTCAAGAATAACAGTACCATCTTCTCCAAATTGGCAAAAGTTTTTACAGCAATTGTTTAATTTTGTGCATAGCACACAAAGTGGAATTCTTAGATTTGCTCAATCTACTCACGATGGTAGCACTTACGCCGTAAAAACGGGCACTGGATATTGGAACGGCAGCGACGATTTATCATCAAGCGGATTTGGAACAGATGGAAATTACATTGTTATAGAACCGGTGAATGAATATCCCGGAGGCGGTAGATGGCAAGCGAAATTTGTAGGCGTTGACGTGTCGGATGATGAGGTTAACGAACTAACAGTGGAGGTATCATGGTCTGGTGGATATAGTACCGATGGCGATGATTTTGCTGCTGCAAACTTAACTACGGGTGCTTTAACATATGCAGCGGGATATTATAAACCTGTCGCTGGTGACAGTTGGTACTTTTCTTGCTCCAATAACGATACATACACCAATTCCGCTGGCACACAAACATACACTTATTTTAGAATACTACTCTATAACGCTGGCAGTAGTGAAAATAGTAAATTTGAAGGGACGTATGTTGGAGGATATATTCCAACAGAGCCGGATGATGACACAAAGCCTGTATGCATATTTACAAGAATCATGGCTGGTCAGAACAGCGCTGCATATTGGTCAGACACGGACGGTACTCACTGTCTCGCACCAGCTAACTATACTCACGCTTCAATTAACGGAAACGTGACAGTTTGCATTCCAGAAGCCAATAACGAAAAATATTTCTGGCATAGTTTATCTAGAAATGGAAGATGGGTAAATGGGCCATGCTCAGTATTAGATACAAGCAACAGCACAACTTTAGGCGTTTTTGGTGAAAATACATTACTTAGGGGCACCGGCAATAGTTATCAACGCGCAGACGGAGCAGCAGATAGCACTGGAAAATATAAAGTGGCTGCTGACTTATTATTTAGATGGAACCCATCGGCATAAATATGAAATTAAAAAATTTAGATAAAATAGCTAAAATTGAAAAAGCCATGGCCAAGAAATATGGACATGAGGCAATTGCAAATCCTAAGTCTTTTTGGACAGAAGAAAAGGAAAAGGAATATCTTGAAGAAGTCAAGGAATTTTACAAAGAAGAATATAAAAGAGGCGAGCAAAAAGAGAAAGTCGAGAAAGACGGCTTTTTCATACCAAAGAATCTAATTACTAAAGAAATTAAAAGAAAGTGTTCCTCTTGCGAAACTCTCTCTTTTAAGCTGAAAGACGATTTGTATATGAATAAGTTTGATTGCTGCTTTACTTGCTATTTAAAGTACGTTCAATTTAACGAAGAAAAATGGCTAAACGGATGGAGACCAACTAATGAGAATGAGAATAACAAGAAAGAATAGACGAAAAAGAGATCCACGATATTTTTTACATGAGAATTTAGATCTAGAAGGTGGATCCGAAAATGAAGATTTTCCACCGAAAACTCCAGAACTAGAAACTTCAATCGATCCGTCCTCAAGTCCGTCGAAAATTGTCTCCGATCTTACATTTCGAACAGTCGCTGGAGTAGAATTTGGAACTGATTATGCTGAAGATCCAACATATGCTCCGAAATCACAAGGCGGCGAAGGGTTGGGAGATAATGAATATAATATTAGAGGCCAGTACCTCGTATATCGTTTAGATAACAATCTTAGATTTATTGATTTAGATAAGGCTGGAGCAAAAGAGCGACATTACGATCAATTGCATAATGATTTACAAGCAGCTGGATGGGAAGAAAAAGAAGATGCCGCTATTCCCACACCAGAAGATTACAGGGGGGTAAAATAAATGGCAACTGTATATGATATAATAAAAGGAATCAACCAAGCTGCTGCAAATGCTTATGATGGGTCACATGATAAGAGATTTGTTGTTGATGGCGAAGATAAACTAACTGGCTTAAAAAGAGAAGAGGGTTGCCCACTGCACGACTCTAGAGTTATTGACGGGTTTAAAGTGCGTGTTGCTGGCCCAAAACTTATTGTTACTTACCAATCAGAATTGCCTCTTAAATCTTTTCACAATGACAAGTTGGATAGTGAAATTGAACAAACTTATGCTGATATTATTAAATTTCTTAAGAAAGAATATAAAAAGATCACTGGAGATACACTAACTCTTAGCGCCGATGGCCCTTGTGATGTGCTCTTACAGAATATGTCTCGAATTCGAACATGGTGTCAGGCTAAAAAGGTTTACACAATTGGTGGCATGAAAGATGCTGAAGCGGTTGGAACAAATTCTCCTGGTGATGCAGAAGAGAAGCTTCGTTCGGCTGTTGAAAAATGGCTGCAAACTGGAAAAGCAAAATATTCTGGAGCAAAAAAACCTAGCAATGTCAAGGCGTAATGGGATACAAATTAACAAAGAAGGATATCTTAAAAGAGGTATTGCAGTGCGGTAAAGATACGCGCTATTTTATACGAAATTACGCTAAAATTCCACATCCAGGCCATGGATTAATCCCTTTTAAAACATACGATTATCAAGATAATTTGTTGGATGAGTTTAATGATTATCGTTTTACTGTTATCTTGAAAGCTCGACAGTTAGGTATATCTACAATTGTTGCTGCTTATATTGCATGGCTTCTTTTGTTCCATCGCGATAAGAATGTCCTTGTCGTTGCAACTAAATTAAACACAGCAGCAAACTTAGTGAGAAAAGTTAAGGGAATAATCAAGCACTTACCGGATTGGCTAAGAATAGCTAGTATCGACATTGATAATAAGAACTCTTTTGAATTAAGTAACGGATCTCAAGTTAAGGCGTCTTCCACTTCTGGAGATGCTGGTCGCTCTGAGGCATTATCTTTATTAGTTATAGATGAGGCAGCGCACATTGACAACTTAACAGAATTGTGGACAGGCCTTTACCCTACAATTTCTACTGGTGGTCGCTGTATTTCACTCTCAACTCCAAATGGTGTTGGTGATTGGTTCCATGACACTTACATAAAAGCAGAAGCAGGGCAAAATGAATTCTATCCAATAAAATTAAATTGGGATGTACACCCAGATAGAGATCAAGAATGGTTTGAAACAGAAACTAAAAATATGAGCAAGAGACAGATTGCCCAAGAATACCAATGTAATTTTAATACTTCAGGTGAAACTGTTATTGACGGCGATGACATTCAACTCTTAAAGGCTAACATTGCTGACCCAAAATACAGAACTGGAGTTGATAGGAATTATTGGATTTGGGAAGAGCATCAGCCTGAAAATACCTACCTTTTAGTGGCAGATGTTGCTCGTGGAGATGGCGCAGATTCAAGCACATTCCATGTCTTTAAACTAGAAACTATGGAAATCATTGCAGAATATCAAGGAAAGGTCACACCAGACTTATTCTCTGATATAATTTTTAATGCTGGTCGAGAGTATGGAAATGCGATGGTTGTTGTAGAAAATAATAGTGTTGGCTTTGCAGTATTAGATAAATTGAAGGACAAAGCTTATCCTAATCTTTATCATTCTATAAAGTCTTCTCACGATTATATTGACCAATATCAGGCTGAAACACACTCTTCTGCAATTGCTGGATTTACTACTTCTTTAAAAACTAGGCCTCTCATTGTCGCCAAGTTTGAAGAATATATAAGAAATAAAATGTTAACTATTTATTCTAAAAGGCTAATTAATGAGTTAGACACTTTTATATGGAAAAATGGAAAACCAGAGGCTCAAAGAGGTTATAATGACGATTTAATTATGGCTTGCGCAATTGGTTGTTGGGTACGTGACACGGTACTTATTGAAAATAAAAGAGATATGGAGTATAAAAAAGCATTTTTAAACTGTATAATGACTAATAAGACTCATATAGACTCTAGAATACCGGGAATGCAAAAGCCTAGACAAACAGAGTTGTTTGAAAAGTCCATTGAAGAGAAAAAGAAAACGAAAGAATTTCTTTGGTTATTAAAAGGATAAGATAAATGGATCCAAAAAGTATAAAAAGCACCAAAAATCCTAAGAATCCAGATTCAAATTTATATAGAAGATTAACTAAATTATTTTCTGGACCCCTGATCAACTATCGTTCTCAAAATACGAGACAATTAAGACGAAGAAGATTAGATAAGTACGCGAAAACATTTAAAGATGTCGCTGGTCAAAAGTTTGAAAGGATTGGTTATAATCCTTTTGATAACTTCTCTGCCTTTATGATGGGCACTCAGTCTAGATTACAAAGATACGCTGATTTTGATCAAATGGAATACACACCAGAAATTGCTTCGGCTCTAGACATCTACGCAGATGAAATGACTACCCACACAGGAATAAAGAAGATACTTGATATAGATTGTCATGATGAAGAGATAAAAGGAATCTTAGATACTTTATTTTTTAATGTTTTAAACATTGAATTTAATTTGTTTGGTTGGTGCCGAACGATGTGTAAATACGGAGACTTTTATCTCTATCTAGATATTGATGCAGATATGGGTATCAAGCAAGTTATTGGACTTCCAACTGATCAAGTAGAAAGAGTTGAGGGTGAAGATAAAACAAACCCCAATTATGTACAATACCAGTGGAATTCTGGTGGAGTGACTTTTGAAAATTGGCAAATGGGCCATTTTAGAGTTCTTGGTAATGATAAGTTTGCCCCATATGGAACTTCTGTTCTAGATTCAGCCAGAAGAATTTGGAGACAACTTATTCTTCTAGAAGATGCAATGATGGCATATAGAATTGTTAGAGCACCAGAAAGAAGAGTGTTTAAGATTGATGTTGGTAATATTCCACCACAAGATATTGAACAATATATGCAACGTGTTATTACTTCCATGAAGCGCAATCAAGTTGTTGATGCTGACACTGGAAGAGTCGACTTAAGATATAATCCAATGAGCGTAGAGGAAGATTATTTCATTCCTGTGCGCGGTGGCGTAGGAACAGAGATTCAATCTTTACCTGGGGGGACTTATACTGGCGATATCGACGATGTTAAATACCTGAGAGACAAGTTGTTTTCCGCATTGAAAGTACCAGCCTCTTATTTGTCACGTGCTGAAGGTGGAGACGAAGATAAAGCGACGTTAGCTCAAAAAGACATTAGATTCGCTAGAACAATTCAAAGACTTCAAAGATCAGTTACAACTGAGTTAGAAAAAATTGGTATTATACATCTTTATACACTGGGCTATAGAGGTGATGATCTTTTATCTTTCAAGATTAAATTAAATAATCCGTCCAAAATTTCTGAACTTCAAGAGTTGGAGCATTGGAATACTAAATTTAGCGTTGCAGCACAAGCAACAGAAGGGTTCTTTAGCAAGAGGTGGATTGCAAGAAATCTATTTGACCTATCAGAAGAGGAATTCTTGAGAAACCAACGCGAACTTTATTATGATAAATATTTTGCTCAGTCTATAGAAATGTTAGGCCAAGATGCCATGGCCGCAGGAGGAGCCGCAGGTGGAGCAATGGGCGCTTTAGGTGGCGAAGAAATGGCTGGTGGCGAAGATATGGGAATGGGCCCAGAAGATCTTGGCGGTGGTGAAGATATGACTGCACCAATGGAAGAAGCGCCACCAACAACTGAGGCTGGGGATGAAGATACTGCGTTGTTAGCCGCACCAGGAAAGAGAGATGATGATCATGCGTGGGTAAAAGCCAAAGTTAAGAAAAATGCTTTCGGCGCCGTAGAAAAAACTAAAAGCGCAAAATCGAAAGGATGGTATGAACCAGTGACCACAGACAAGCGCCAAAGCGGAGCAAGAAAGCGAAACATGAAAGCGAAAGATGCACACGAATTTGCTACGTTACCGAAAAGGCAATTGAAAATGAATTTGCCTGACGGTGCAGATGAATTGCTTGGTCTAGGAAAAGGTATTTATGAGTCAAAAGAGACTAATTACAATGATGAAGAGCGAAAGCTGTTTGAAGTAAGCCAAACAGTGAGAGATCTATTAAACGATTTGGAGCATAAAGATAATGCCTAAACATAATAAAAAGAGAAATACCGCCTTTCTTTATGAGGCG